AATTACTTCATCGTACCCCATCTGCACGGGAACCATGTCATCAGATGCAAGCATCAGCACATCCCCGTCCACCCCCTCAAGCTTGGCATTACAAGCCTCAATCTTGCTCTTGGAATGACCGTAGAAGCACTCTATCTGTGCATTACTGGCACGGCTAGAAATCCACTGCTGCATTTCCGGGTTATTCATGGTCTTGTCGTCTTCATCCATTGTGATGATGAAACGCACATCGTGTTGACCGCTGAGAAAGGTCAAGTAGCGAGTGAAAACAGCCTTGAATTTGTCCGGGCGGTTGCGAGTAGGAAACTTAATCACCAGTTTGCTCATTACGAATATCTCCTGTTCAGTCTTCGGTGGGTCTTGAGCCTTTGCTCTTTCCTATGTGGTATTTAGGGCACAGTTCCCACTCTCCCTTTTCTTTGTACGGCAGGATCTTTATTTTGCTGATGGGAACTTTGTTTTCTGTCTTTTCTTTATTTACAATCTTGAGCAGTCCCCACTCCTCTAGTAGACACGCAATTGTGTTACGCCGTCCAATGTCTTCACTGTCAATAGAGGTGGGCAGATCGTCTAATGCAAACATCTCTTTGAAGTGGACAATATAGTACTTGCCCTTCTTGTGGAGAATGTGGCACGACTGCCACAATTTCTTTTCTGCTTTGGACGACACACCAATTCGGGTTAGTGTTTCTCGTACCTTGAGAAAGTCGTCTGGTTTCACTAGAATGACCTCCAATAGATCAGTGGGGTCAATCGTCATGTAGCGTTCTTCTTGTTCCATGCTGTGCTCACTCCCTGTGAATTTTGAACAAACACGGAACTATTTAGTCTATTTGCCCTTTCCACCCTTTCGCGTTTGCTCCAGGATCCACTTCACTTCGGATTCACTCAACACAACGAGTGCTTCCCGTGCCTTACGGGACGAGAACCCGTAGTACTCAATCAGAGCGGCTACACGGGCGTCCTCCTCCCGCTTCAGCCACTTGGAGAACCGCTTGCGGGGACGCACCGCACCCCGCAGGAAGTCAAAGTGCATTTTTGAATCCAAGTGGGGGCGGCTGTTCATTTCGTTCGCGGCGAACAGGGGATCAGGGAAATACGAGCGGCAGCGCGTTACCACGAACGGTGGATACGACTGCTTGGTGTACGACTCGCTCTCGTCCAAGAGCGGTTCCTTGTTCACATTGATGGCATTCAAATAATCAGTCAGTTGGTAGGTCACTTGAACTTTACCTCCATCATCAACTGCACAATACACGCCGTCAGGTTGATCTCATGGTCGGCTGCAAACGCTGCCTTGTATTGGTAGTCGCCAAGCACAAGAATGGCTTGAGGGATGGAGCCTGGCTCCGCAGTCTCGTACAGGCTGTCATAGATGGCACGGAAGATGCGGGTCTGATCGTTGTCAAGATTCTCCACCACCCACTTGCGAACGGCGCTGAAGTCCTTGGCTTTCATGTGCTTGACAAGTTCCTTTACTGCCACATCGCCCACGGAGTGGAGGATGCCCACATCAATCTTGCCCGCTGCTGCATACCGCTGCAACTCGTTCAAGGTGCGGCGGAAGTCAGGGAAGAACTTCATAATGAGTTGAGCAACCACCTTCTCATCGTATTCCACGCCCTCCGCTTGCAGGATTTCCTTTGCCCGCGACAGGAAACGACAAGCCAAGGCTGGCTTCTCCTTGTTGGGAATACGGAAATCAATGCAAGTGCATCGGGAGTGCAGCGGCTCAATCACCCTGTTCTTGAAGTTGCAGGTCAGGATGAAACGGCAGTTGTCCGCGAACTCTTCAATGAAACCGCGAAGGGCGGGTTGAGTGGACTGTGCGTTTGAGTAGTCAAACTCGTCCAAGATCACCACCTTCTTTACGCCATCGGTAAGTGACACGGTGGAAGCAAAACTGCGAATCTTTGTCCGAAGGGTATCAATGTTACCGTCCTCGGAGCAGTTGATGATCATGGTGTCGCAACCAAGATCGTTGCACAGTGCCTTTGCCACGGAGGTCTTGCCACAGCCTGGTCCTCCCGACAACAGGAGGTTCTGTGGTTCTCCACGCTCAACCATCCGCATGAAACCCTCATGCGTTTCCGTTGGCAAAATGCAGTCTTCCACGGTCTGCGGTCGATACTTCTCAACCCAAAGACCCTTCACGGTTTCAGTTGTAGTCAATTTCAAGCCTCGTAGGTAGAGTCGGCGTTCAGGGCAATCCAATAGGTCAGCGGTTCATTCTTGTTCGTGAAGGACGAAACCACCTTCTCGGAGATGGCAACAGAGTCCTCACCGGGCAGAATCTTCAGGTTGTCCACATCAAAGATGAACTCAAAGGTGGCTCCTGACTCGTTCTCTCCCACATCCAACGAGTAGTAGTTGGATGTCACATCGCCCTTGTCCACAGCAGCCAATTCAATCCTGCTGCCGTCTGCTGACGAGCGGACGCACATCTGCCCTACCTGCAACACGGACGCGGCGCGGATGATGTCGTTGAAGTCCTTTGCAGGCAGGTCAAACTTAACGACCGGCTTTGGCATGGCAATCTTCTTGTTCGTGGAAGTGACGAGTTTGGGATCACAGTAGTAGTAGCGAACACTGGACTTGCCGCTGCTGATGGTGATGTAGTTCTCGTCAAACACGAACTCTGGATCCTTGAACAGACTCACCGTGCCAAGGAACTTGTTCAAGTCCCAAATGGCAAACGACTTCGGGAAAGTCTCGTTCACCTTGGCTTCCGCAAGAATGTTCTTGGTGGACGACAGGGTGTTCAGCGTGTTGCCCTCGTTCACAAGAATCCCTGCGTTGATACTCGCAAAGTTCTTGAGAATGTCAAGGGTGCGCTTGGAAACGGTGATGCTGTTAGTCTTGGTCTTCGTAGTTGTCATAATCAAAGTCTCGCTTTCCTGCATTGTAATCTTCCATGAACCTCTTCAAGTGTTCTTTTTCATCGTGGCGGCGGCTGCTCTTGTGCTTGCGATCAGCACTCTTGCGAGCCTTCTTTGCGGCGGGATCACGGCTGTCGTAGTCAAAACGGTCTTCCATTAGAAGTCTCCAATGTCCTCAATCAAGTTGCGTAGTCCCTTCTCTATCATGTAGTTCAGTATCTTGCCACGAGAGGGTGTAAAAGGTCTATTCCATTCCGATTCAATTTTTGTCTCGTATTCGGAAGGAATATGGAGCAAGTCAATCAGGGTCTTGTTTCTGTTCCAATTTGCCTGATGCTTGTCCTGCACAGCACCGTGCTGCGCGTAGTGTTGGAGCAGTTCGTCCATTCGCTTCTGCGTGATGGGCTTCTGCCGCTTGTCTTCTGCCATGAAGCAGTCATCATCAGACAGCACATTGGGAACGCCGTCCGATGAGTCACCCTTCACGATGTGTTCCAACAGGAACTTCTGCGGATTCTCAACCGTGATGAACTTCTTTTGCAGGGGAGAATACTGCTCCACATTCTTGTGAATCTGAAGTTGACCGAAATCCTTGTCTCCGCTGAGGATCAGGATCTTCTCTGTTGGTGCGTATCGCTTCACAAGAAACGCGATCACATCATCGGCTTCGCAGCCCTGCACATGGACGCACCGATACGGGAAATGTTCAGCCACCTCTGCACGGATGGTGTTGATGATTTCGTAGAACCGCTCCCACTGCTCGGGGTTCTCCTTGCGGTCGGCTCTGCGCTTGGCTTTGTACAGCGGGAAAAACTGCCGCCGCCAAGACGCGCCACCGTCCTCGCAGATCACCAATTCGCCGTATTCACGGAAGAACTTCTTGCGGAACATTCTGTAGGTGTTCAGCACCATGTGCCGAACAAGGTCTTCATCAATAGCAGCCACATCCCTGTGCTGTGCAAAGATGGATGCCATCAGGACTTGATTGTTGTCAACGAGAATCATTACTGCACCTGTAGAAGAAGGCAGTGCTTGTTCACACGCCCTGTCGGTTCTCCGGTCTTCGTCTTCACGCCGCTGAGGTAACGCACCGCAGCGGAAAAGGTCTTGCGGCAACCGTCTGCGTTCTTCACGAACTCGTCAGGCTTACGCACGGTCTTCTCATAGGACTTAACGGTATCAAAACCTGTGATCGTGGAACCCTTTACCGAAAGCCCTGCCTTCGGCTCCTGCGCCACGAATACCGTTGCTTTGTTGTTCTTGGTGTTGAACACGATGAGTCCTTGTGACCCAATGATAGCCTCTGGCTTCACGGAGTCAACCCCAAATCCCTCACTTCGCCCCAAGTATTGGAGTTTCTTTACTTGTGCGTCTGCACTCTTGGCTTTGCGCTTGCGTGGCTTGCGGGAAGCACGGAGAACGCCAAGGCGATCATCAATATTTGCAATCGCATCCTGCAATATTTGAACCATGTGCTTGAGCCGCTTTCCGAAATGTGAATACCCTTCCTTTAGATCGGGGTCTTCTCCCGACAGGGCAGCAGAGAATTCTGCAAGAATGGAATCCAACCGCTCACGCACCGCAAGCAGCAGGGGACGGTTCAGGTTGCTGCTCTGCAACCAATCTCGCAGAGTGGTGTCCTTTTTCTTGCCGCTCTGCACCGCGTCCACCGTTGCGTCAAGCACAGGCTCCAACAGGCACAGCGTGGCATCTGCCTTTGCAGCAATGCGCTCCTGCACGGACGGGCGGGCTTCGGTGGGCGTGTTGTTACGCGCACTCCCAAGCAGTTCACCCAAGTGCTTGTCGATCAGTGCGCGTAGTTTTTCGCTGACAGGGAAACCCCGAACAGCCACCCGACAGTACGGGGCAACGAACCTGAAGTGGGTCTTGTCGCCCCTGCCGCAGATTTGTGCGTCCTCGTCACGCCCGAGTGATTGCAGATACTCTCGCACCCACGACCGTGCAAGTGGCAGGGTGAAGTTCTGCCTGTACCAATACAGTGCCTTTTCAATTGCGGTGTCAAGGTCTTCTGCCTTTGTAGTGGGATCATACTGTGGCTCTGCCCCACCTGACAGAATGTTTCGCGCCCGTTCTTTTGAGATTTTCCGACTCATGGTTAGCATAGTTTGCTGAAGTTGTTGACCTTCTTGTAGGTCAGGATGTTCTGGAACTTATCTAGCAATTGGTCAGACTTGTGAGAGATCACGAAGATGTTGTTGGAACCGCCCATGCTTTGGAGAATCTTGATCACCTCTTCCGTGCCCACAGCATCAAGGGAAGAGTCAAACACCTCGTCAAGAATGAGCAGGTTCGTGTTGGCACAGTTCTTCATTCTAGCAATGTCCCGCCACGCAAGCAAGAGGGAAAGGTCGATTCGTAATTTTTCACCCTCACTGAAATTATCGTAGGAGAACTCGTCACGGTGGCGGCTCTTGATTATTTCATTGAAGTCTTCGTTCAGGGTGAACTGTGCAAAGAAGTCCATA